GAAGACACCTGGGTAGCAGCAGACTTCACCTCGGCCTGCACAGTCTCCACAAGCCGCACACCAGGGTTCTGGGAGGCGATATAGCGGAACTGTTCGGCGGGCCGATTCCAAACGTCGTAAATGTTTGCCCCGCCACGCGGATACGACTTCCCGACATCCGCAGACGACGGCACCTGCCCGCCAGCCTGACGAATCAAATACCGTGATCTCGTAGACGCCAGTACACGAGCCCGGCGCATAGCCGCAGCAACAACCACAACACTCTGCGCAGACGCGGCAGACACCGAAGCGCCGTCGTACGGGTCAGCCGACTGCCAGATCCTTAACAAGGCAGACACCAACGCCACCGACAACTTCGCTTGCGCCGCCACCGACCGCTCAACCAGGGTGGCTATCTGGGCTAGGGTTTCCTCATCCAAGACCCACCGCCCCTAGCAGTGCTTCCTCTTGCCGGTCGATCTCAGCCTGAGCGCGCTCAGCCGGAGTCATTGAGAACACATGCTCATCGATCCAGCGTTGTGTCGCGCCCCCGTTCTTCGCAGCAGACGCGGCAGAACCGATCTCCTGCAACGATGCACGCCGCAGCGGAGCCCACATAGCTTCGATCTGCGCCGAGTCGGCACGGACCCAATCGTCAAGAGACTCGAACGCGTACCCCATCGCCAACGCGATCCCGACCTCAGCCTGATCGTTCATCGCGGAAACCTGGTCCTGCAACTTGTCAGACGCTAGAGACGCACCCTCAGCACTGTTGTTCGCTGAATCAGACGACAGCATGTAATACGGTGTCGAAGTGAAAGCCGCCAACTTCCGGATCTCATCGTCCCGAAGGTTCTTGATCCCAGTCGGATCGACTGGGCTGAACTCCTGCAACTTCCCGTCCGATGGGAGACGCCACAACGCGGCAGGACCGAACTTGAAGATGTCGGCATAGTTAACAGGTTGCCCAGCCCTGCCGAGAGGATCATCAGCCGGATAAGTGCTCGGCATAGTGCCAGACACGGCAGCTTGCCGGAACGCCTGCGTCACCACGATCTGCGTTAGCTGCAACGTCAGATAGTTGACTCGGTCAATCGAATCAAGGTGCTTCTCCCACACACCCGCACCTGAAGGAGTCTGCAACCGGACCACCGGGACACTCGAAAACGGCAGGTCGTCCTGGACGTTCACCCATTCCCACTGAATGCCAGGGTTCCACACCTTGCCATCAGTAGGTATCATGCTTTTCTCGCCCACCCGCATGATGGCCTTCTTGCCCACCACCTGGCCAGATTCGTTACGGCGCCACAACTTGATCTGGTCCACACCAGTGACAGCGTCGTAGCCGACCTCGATAGCGACCTCAGTCAGCCACGGTTGACGTGCATTCTGAAACGTGTTCGCCCAAATCGGGGAAACCGGACGGAAGGAAGGACGCACCTGTCCCAGGTCGCTATCAAAATGATCAACAACCAGATAACCGTGGCCGAAGTCAGCTACATCATTGAACAGGTTGTACGCCATCGAAGGCATGTGTGACGCCTTCCAAAGCGTCCACGCATCTGAGTCACCATTACTGTCACTGGGTGACGCCGTCCGAAAACCAATAATCTTCTGCTTCCCGGTACGCGCATCACGCAACAACTCGACAATATGTAGCCGATTCATGTGCATGAATCGTGTATACGCGTCACGCTCAGCGCCGGTGAACGCTTCATTTGGAAGCATCGCCTCACCATCACGGTAAGACTTCAACTCATACAAGTGCTCAAACGACGAACCAAGCTCAGAGGCAAGGCGAACAAGCCACCAATCATCACTACCAACAACATCTGTCTCGGTCAGCACACCAAACCCCCAATCACCGAACGAATGCCGGAATATAGTTCTCATCCGGTTCCGCCGCCAACGCCAAAAACCGGGCACGCGCCTCAAACGCCAGCACGGACGCCATAGCCGCATCAATCTTTTTAGGAGAAGACTTCGATTCCTTCATAATCACCTTGCCGCCACGCCGATCCACGGCCCGAGCGTTAAAGAAGTGCCGCCGCAACGTGTAATCGATCGGCAACACTTCATCATCAGCATCACGACGGTCCGGAAACCGGATATTCTTCAACGTGATGGCCGTCTCAACACGCTCCACAGCGGGAGCAATATACGAATCATTCTTAGTCCAAAACTTGATCGCATACTTCCCGGCCTTCACGCGAAGATTGTCGCCAAACTCGTTCTCCCAGTCGGCAACCTTCTCCTGCCAATACGGCGGATCAGCGAAAAACCCGACAACGTCATACTCCTTGAACGCCGCAGCAACAGCCGCATCAAACGCGTCCTGGTCCACAGACCACGTCACCGCCTCCGGGCCATCAGGACACTCATCGATACGCAGCGGAACCAACAGCCCATCAGACACCCTGCACGCCACCAACGCCGTAGCATCATTCGTCACAGCGCCATCAAAGCCAAGCGTGATCCGCTCGCCGGGCATCAAATAGTCGCCACACAACAACGGCGTAATAGCCTGAGGCTCAACCCACGCATCAACAGGAGCCGCAATATCGTTCAGATAGTAGCGTTTCGCATCCCGCATCGACGTTCCATCACGCGGATCATAAATTTGATCCATGATGTAGTCAGGATTATTCCACGCAATAGCTTCGCCGTAAGCCTCAATCAGCTTCGCGCGCAACAACTTCTCACCGGCATCAGACTTATCGACAAACTGCTCGTCCGTCATCTCCGCGAAACGATGATCAAACAACAGTTTCGATCTGCGAGCCCGACCCTCCTGAATCGCCTTCGCATACGAATATGTTTGCTCAGCAATCGAGTTCTCGCCAGGCGCGTACATCGTGGAAGTCTCCAAAAACCACTTCTCGCGATACCCCTGCACGTTCTTACCCAAATTACGGCGGGTAACCCCATACATGTTCCGCAACGTCGGCGTCGTATACAGGTGCGTCTCATCGAACTCAAGAAATGTCTCAAGACCACCATCCTTCGATGACGCGCCAGCCGTCGAAGGAATGATCGTCCCGCCGTCAGGCAACAGAATCCGCGACTTGCCCGCATCCAGCCCGTAAGCCTTCTGCTCAGCCAACGGACCTTCAGTCAAGTTCGTGAAAACAGTCTCGTAGACGTTCCCGACCTGACCCTCTTCCGTAGCCATCAACCGCACAAGCGGCTTCCGGACAGGCGTCCCCATAGCCTCGCCAGGCTCATACGTGTACGTGCGGCCCTGGAACGTATACTCTTCGCCGCCCTCAGCCCACCCATCAAAACGGGCAGGCCCCAAAGCCTCAAGCAAAGCTATATACGCCGCGACCCCAGACTTGTTACCGCCCTTAGGTCGCGAAAAGAACGCCGAGTTATGGCAACGATGCCCAGACTCATCCAACGCATAGCACCAGCCGACAAACGATGCATACTCGTCACCGAACTGCACCAAATCGTTCGCGGCGTCCCCCGAACCACCAACAAGGACAAAGTTCTCAATCCACCACACAGCAATGCGGCCAAGAGATCTATTCAGCAGATCAGCACCCGGCGCGGTAATCAGCGTCCGAGGCATAACTACTCCGCCCCAGCGATACGCTTCCACCGCGAATGAATATCAATCACGGGCGCGTCAACCGCGTCATCACCAGCCCCGACAGGCGATACATCCGGCACAACAATCTCAGACCGCAACCGCAAACGATCCTCAGGAGTCGCACCAAACTTCGCCACACGCAACCGAAGCTCAGCAGCAAAATCCCAACGCCCCTGAGACCACATCTTGTGATGCATCAACGCCGTGTCAAGCAGAAAATCCCAATCCGGCTCAGACAACATCCTCGAAGCCTGAGGCGAAGTACGCCAATGCCTCCACCAACGGACAGTCTGAGGATGCCACTCCTCACGAATCGGCAGTCCATCCAAATCCCACTGAAGCTCACCATCAAGCTTCAACTGAGGCAACACGTCATCCGGCAGTTCAAACCCCATAGGATCAGAACCGGCCACCAGCTTCGTGAACTCAGGCCGCTTATTCCTACGAACAGCATCCCTGTCCGGAATGCCACCAGAGCCAGCCACATAAACCACCCCCAACAGCAAAACGGCCCAACCAAATAGATGAGCAAAACGCTCTAGGCGGGGTATGGATGGTCCAGCCGAACACCACTCTTCAAGAACTCGACACGGCAACCAACGCAACACCACTTCTGCCTATTACGGTTCCGCCAAACCGGACGGAACTTCGCGGTACAACCCGCGCACTGCCTGACAGGCGCAACGCCGTAGTCATAAGGCAACCGATACCCACGAGTACGGTAAGCATCACCGCATTCGTCACAACAAAACCGTTGATTCGGGCGACCATCAATACGCTTCGTACAACCCCGGCAAGGCCGAGGCCCAAACTCGCCAACAGAGACGTAATTCCGGGGCATAAAACTCACTTCCTAACAGGGGCGATTTCCCCCAGACCCGTACAGACAGCGAGCTACTGAACGGGGGCGGGCGGGGTTGGATGGCCCTATGCGGGTACCCCCGGGGGTATCTATGTGGCTTTGGCTAGGGGAAACGCGTGGCCGGAGGTCGACCAACGCGGGCACACGGGCACGCGCGTGAGTCACGCGCACACGCGCACGCGGGGGCGGACGGGCGCGCGCGGGACGTGTCGCGCGTGGGCACACGCGGGC